TTGGCGCTTCTCTGGGCTCGCCGTCGGGCCCTTCGCTGTATCGCGCTGCATCTTCGCGATCTCGGCCTCGCCCTTCTGCAGCGATTGCAGCTCCTTGGCCGCGCCGAGCTGGTCTTTGACGTCCACCCAGCCGCCGCGCGAGCCAGCACGCTCGTGCTCGAAGCCGCTTGCGGTGGAGCGCGTCACCTTGTCGATGCTGGCGAGCCGGCTCTGCTCGTTCGCCTCCAGCAGCGATTTCTGCAGCGCCAAATCGAGGTTCTCGTAGTGGCTTTGCAGCGACGGGACAGCGTTTTTTGCCTTCAACGCCGCGATTTCCATCTGGCTATTTTGGAGCTGGATGCCCTTCGCGACCGCGCGCGACTGCTCAATGGACATGCCGGTTCGCCTCAAGTCGGCGAGCAGGTTGTTGGCCTTCTCGCCCTTGAGCCTGATTGCCGCCTCTTGCGCGGAAATGTCGCGGTCGATCGACTGGTCGATGATTTGCTGAGCGAAGTTTGGCGTTTTTGCGATGGTCGCGGCGTACGCGCCGGCCGCCACGGCGAGAGAGGCAACAAAGCGACGGCCAGGGTCCGCGTAGATTTTGCCCGGCTCGACCTTGCTCGACGTGTACTCCTGGAACGCCTTGTTTTTTAGCTCTTCCTCGCGCTGAAACTTGGCCTGCAAGTCCATTTGGCGCGCGGCTTCCTCAGCTTGCAGGCGCTGCCCTTGCTCGAACTGCTGTTGTGCCAGGTCAGACTCGGCCTGGGCTGCCGCCATCTCGCGGTCGCCCTGCTTTTGGAGTGCCAGGCGCTGGTCAATGTTCTGCTCGGTGCGCGCGTCCAGGTAGTTCTGATCCTGCGGCGTGCCCTCCTGGACCTGCTCGGTCTGCCCCTTGCGCACCGCAACGGCGTTTTCGTCGGCCTTCTGCAGTTGCGCCTTGGTCACGCCTGCCGTAGCCGGCAAAGCCTTCTGCAACTTCCCTTCTGGCGACACGCGCATCCCATAGCCGAGCTGCCCACCAGAACGCGCCGGACCAGGCATCGCTGCAGCCTGGGCGCTCGCCGGGATAGCTCCGCCCGTCAGTTGCGCGGCAGCCCCAGCAGCATCAAAGGGAGCGGCACCCGGGGGCGGCGGTTGGTCGTAGCCGCCAAGCTGGTCAAACCCACCGACCATGCCGTTGCCAGCCGTCGCGGTCGCAGCGCGCGCCGCGTCCAGCCGGGCCTTGAGCTGGTCAGCTTCGGGCCCGCCGAACGTCAGCGCCTTGCCGTCGCCGGTCTTGAACGAATACGCTCCCGGCAGGTCCGGCAGCGGCTCGTAATCGGTGAATTGCCCGTAAGCCATTACCTGCCGCCGCCGCTTCCGAAGTATGACGCGGCGCCACTGCTTGCCGCGCTGAGGATTGCCGCGTCCTGTGCGTCTTTTCGCTGCTTTTCCTGCAGGTCAAAGCCGTTTTTGGCCGCCCAAATGCGGATCATGTCGTCTTGCGCGCCCATGCTGCCCTGCAGCTGCTGGTCGCGGATCTGGTTGGCGACCTGCTGCGATTGCAGGTTGGTCTGGATGCCGCCGAGCGTGGTCCCCCAATTCTGGTTTTGCTGAGCGCGAGCCGCCAAGTAGGCGTCCTGGCCCTGCCCGAGCGCGCCCATCCCAAGCGTCTGCATCCCGCCGTACATGGCGTCGTTCTGTGCCTGCCCTTGCAGGATTTGGCTATTGGCCATACCGAGGTTAGAAGCTTGCCTCTGTCGCCATGCCGCGTTCTCTTGCGCGCGCAGTCCTGCAGCTTGGTTCGCCTGGTTGGCAGCGATGCCGGCCATGTTGCCCTGAGCGAGCCCAAGCGCTGCCGCGTTGCCACCCATCCCGCGACCAGAGCGAGCCAGCGCGAGCTGCTGAGCCATGCCCATGTTGGTCCCGTTTTGCAGTTGGGCCTGCGCGGCGCTGGGCCCCTCCGTGCTCTCCAGCCCGGCGAGCTGGCTGGCGTACGGCTGTGCCGTCTGGCGCGCGTCGAACCGCTGAGCATCGGCATTGCGCTGGGCGAGCAGTGAGCGGCCGTAGCCGAGCATATTCGACCCCTCCTTGGCCGTGTCGTTGCCGGCCAGGAATGCCTGCGCCCCGATGCCGCCTGCCTGTTGCCCGGTAGCTGTCGCTAGGTTCGCGGCCTGGTCCGCCGCGCCAGGCGCCCCGCCGTACTGATACGCGTTAGGGTCGAGCGTGGGCGCAGGGCCGGCGGAACCCCCGCCACCCAGTTCGCCCTCGGCCTGCCCCTTGACCCAGTTGGCGCCCTTTTCGATGCCGGCCGCCGCGAGATGCGTGGCGCCCCACGGCAGAAATGCGATGTCCTTCCAGCCAAAATTGCCGAAAATAGTCATTAGCTCTGCTCCGTTTCTGCCACGCGCCGCGCGCCGCCGCTATCTTCGACCTCGACCGTCCAGCCCATGAATTTCCAACCCGCAACAGTGGTGGAGAGGCGCAGAATGGCCGCCGTCCCCACATCATACCGCGGAACGCGCCGCCGGTAATCAGGCGCGGTCATGCCAGACATTTGGAACGCTGCCCCGTCGTCCGTGTTCGCGTCGACAGAAAGGCGCAGCGTGCACGTGCCGGTGCGGTAAGCGGATGCCGAGTCGAACATTCCGATGCAGCTATGAAAATGGCCCCAGCCGGCGATGCCGAACGGGTGAATGGCGGACCAGGTCAGGCTTGACGCGATTTCTTGCGTTGCCGCCGCGCTGGTCGCATCGGTCCGCACTGCCGGATTGTCTGGCTCACGAACGAAGCCGTAGCCGCTGGCCGGGCTGTTGAACGCGATGACGGCGCCCTCGTCGGTGTCGCAGATGGCGGACGGCACGACAGGGTAGGTGTCATAGCTCCAGGCCCCGGCGTCCAGGTCGTACACCAGCACCGCGCCCGTGCCGTTGTCCGACAGCGTAAACCGCGCCGTGTGCGTGTCCGCGCTCGTCACCACCGCAGCCGACGTGATGGTGCCGGTCGAGCTGAGGTCAGCAGCCAGGTTCATGATCGGCTCGCCGATGAATTGGGGCTCCCCAGCGCCACGCGGCATGAGTTCGATGCCGCGGTCGCTCTGGAAAAACACGCCGGCCGAAGTCTCCAAAATACTGAGATGGTTGATGCAGCCGACGGCGCTCGTGATGCACCGCGGAGTCTCCCAGGCCCCTTGTCCCTGGTCGTCTGGCCCTGCCCCCTGAATCGCATAAATGGAGGAAGCACCGAAAGCGAACACGATGCCGTCTTGAACCGCGATGCCCGTGCACGGCACCGGGAGCACGACGCGGAACGAGCCGAGGTCAGAGAACTGCGGCGGCTCGCCCGGCACCAGGATTTTGCTGCTCTGTAGCTGCTCGGTTTCCCAGAGCCCGCCGAGCCAGACCCGATCCTCCGTCGCGCGGATGAACCGACAGCTTGGCGGCGGGTCGTTCTGCGTTACACCGCCATCCGTGTAGAGGATTTCTCGTTCGGTCAGCACGGAATCAGCGAGCACGTCTGTGTAGGTAAATTCTCCTCCGGAACCAATAACAGGGGCGCCCTGCGGCGGGCTGGCGCGGTAAAATGTGGAGCCGTTCGCCGCTGTTCGGTAGAAATGCACAACGAACGCGCTGTCCCCGCTCTGTTCCGATGTTCCAGCACGGAGCACGCTCGTGTCACAGAATGCTGAAAGAACTACCGTGTCATCGGCCGCGCCAGTCGTGGCCGTAGCGATCACACTAGGAGCGGAGCGCCAGCGTCTGCCGGCGGAATCAATGCGCTCAGCCACCGCACGGTATTGGTAGCTCGCATTGTTGGTTAGCCCGCCGGTGCTGTTCGACACGCTAGTCACCGCCAACATCGGGGCTGCCGGGAACCCCACGTCGAGACCTTGTCTCTGGACGGCGAAAATTTGCCCGGCGGTGCTGTAATGCAGCGTGCCGATATCGGTTCGCGCCAACGTGACCCAGCCAGCGACGAGCGCCTCGTTCCCGAATGGGACGGCCTGACGCACGCCGCCGAGCGTGAACCGTAGCCACTCAGACAAACCGAGCCCAGAAAGGGCCGGCGGCGATCCGGCCTCCTCGTTGCGCACGAGCCGCACGGACCCAACGACCCACGAATCATCGTCCAACTGCACCGGAGGGCAGAGGTGTTGCAGCCAGTACCCCCTTTCGGCGTTGGCGCCGGCCAGTGACGTGGCTGTAGATAGCGCGATCACGGGCATCGCACCAAAGGCCGTGCTTGAACTGGACACGCTCAGCCGTAACGCCATGAAGTCGTACAGCAGCCAGCGGCCGGGGCCCGGTTCGCCTCCGTTCGGTCCGTCTGTCCCGCCACTCCTCACCCACAGGTAACCGTTCCCGAAGGGGGCAGACGCTGCGGTAACGCAATCGCACGTCACGATCTCAGTGGCAACCCCAGCAGAAGTCAGACTACCAACAACCGTGAAGATCGGGCCCGTGAAGGTGGCATCGGTAATCCGACTGATCGCCCACATCGCACGGCCGGCTGTTGGCAACGGGCCGAACAACGGGGGGCCCATGAAGCGATTTACCGCCTCTGTCTTGAGCAACACCGAGCCGCCACTCGTATTGGTCAGAGTCGTGTCGTACACCCTACCGTAGACGTTGTAGGTAACCGCCGCTCCGTCGCGGAAGCCGAAGTATAGATGCGTCGCGTCCGCATAGACGCTTAGCGGCACGGTGCCTGTTACAGCTACTGACGTAGAGAACAGCAAAGTATTGCGAGTGAACTGCGCGAGCATGACTGTGCCGGCCGCAGATTGATAAGCGAGCGCCCAGCCGATACCAGGCCATGTACACGCGGCCCAATACGACGTGGCGCTCGCCAGGGTAGCGATGGTGCCGCCGTCGCTCATCACGACACCCGTTGCTGACGGCGTCAGCTGGCGCAGGGACAGACCAGTAGTGGTGTTCTGTGTAATGAGCTGGACTTCGCCCTCGTCCGCCACCAGCCAGGCCGCCGATACACTGGTGAGCGCCAATGATGTAACCAGCACTCCCGCTTCTGTGAACGCCTCAACGATGCAGACGCCATCACCGGGGCCTACGCCACCCTGCCCGTTGCCGGAACTGTAGACGACGAACACGTAGCCACCGGCCGCAACCTGAGAGGGCGGCCAAGGCTGCGGCCCTGTCGCCACCGACTCCTCTCGTGCGATGGTGGCGAACGTGCCCAGTGGTTCCGCATTGGCGTAGCTGCCGCCGACGTGTAGCCGCTCGTTTGTCGCATCGTAGCGGTAGCCGTAGCCGCTCGAGCCGGCAAAGAACCCGTCAGGCGCCCGGGCAAGCAGGCCAACGCCATCGATGGCGAGAGCGCTCGCATAGGTCACCTCAGCATCGGTGGCGATGGGGAGCGCGGTCGTGCCGGGGCGCGCTTCGACCTCGCCTTGGATGGGGAATCGCACGTTGTTGGCGCTGACGAGCGTTCCTGGCGGCGCCAGGTGGCGCGACACGTCCTGCCGCATGCCGGCGATGACGGGGACATGGATGACGGGCCCTTGCGCCATTACGCCGTCCCCCACCAGTCCAGGCCGTCGTTCATCCAGACCTGCAGCCCAGCCACGGAACGCGTCACGCCGGTCGCCGTACCGTTGACGAGCGACGGCGTGCGCCCGTCCAGCCCAACGCTACCCGAGAGGATGGTCACCACGCCGGTCGGAACAGTCTTGGCCAGGTAGAGAGGCACGTTCACGTTGGCGCTGTTGATTGCTGGGAACGCGACGATGCCGCCGTAGGGCGGAACGAGGCGATTGAGGGTGCCGAAATAGAGCTGCCGCACTTGGCCGGTCGGCACCGAGAAGCGCGGGGAGGTCTCGATCTCTGTGCGGGCCGCAAAGCGCGCGAGCTCGCGCACGCCGTTGAGCACGCGCTGCATGTCGGGCGAGTCGCCCACGGCTGGGAAGAGCGGCTTGCGAAGGCCACTCATCAAAACCCCGTCACAAAAAAGGTGCCGCTGGCATCGCTCTCTATGTCGATGTGGACACCAGTTGTCGCGGCGCCGATAGTCCCGAGAGCACCCGAGGCAATGGTCAGATCAGCTCCCGTCGCCCCAGCTTGCCGAATGATGCGGTACCGCAGACCCATTAGGCCAGTGGGCAGAGTGACGTTACGTGGGGCGGTAAGGACGCTGGCCCAGCGTTGAGTTTGCGCCGAATTTACGCTCAGCGTGACGCCAGCGTCGCCATTGTTGGCGCTAATGCCAGGGTCCTGGAAGAACCGATGCCCGCCAGTGCCGGGCTGGTAGGCAGTGTTGCACTCCTGGAAGTCGTTGATCCCGATCCGGCAGTTGGTTGCCGCGTTGTCGATGAGCAACCCGCGCAAATTCGTCGGGGTCGTGCCACCGCCGCGGTTGCTCTCCACCGTGATTCCCGTACACAGTCCAGTGCCGGTGGAGTTGATGTAGATCAGGATTGCAGAGCTACTGCTGTCGACGTGGCGCAACGTGCAGCCACTCACCAGCACGTTTTTGCTGTCACGGATTCGAATGAGGTTTGCCGCTACCTGTGTCGGCTCCGAAACATCAACGTCGACTTTGCCCGTCTCGACGTTTTGCAACCAGACGCTGGCATTCGCGTTCGTGCATCCTACAGCGGTGCATCCGCTCAGCACGACGTTGCGTAGAGTCAGCGTCGATACCGTGTTCGCTACGTAGTAGCTGATGCCGGCAGACGACTCCACCCGGCAGCCAATGAGCTGAGCCGATTTGATGCGCGCCGTACTGCCGCGCGTGGGGTGAGTGACTCGGAACCCCTCAGCCGTCGACTTGTACGAGCGGCACGCCTGGAACGTGACTTGCCCTTCGGTGTCGCTCTCGTTGTGGTAAACGAAACCGGCGTCTGTCGACAGGTACGACTCACATCCAATCAGCGACACGCTTGGGCATTCCAGATTGAACCCGGCACCCGTCGAGTAGTGCGAAACGCAGTCGACAAACTTGATGTCTTCGGCCGCTGCGTGAGTGTCGAACGCATCTCCGCCACTGCCGCCACGAGCCGGCGTGGTGGAGTAGCAATGCAGCGAACTGAACGTGATGCGCCTGGGGATACCTTTGGTGTTGGTGCTGTTGCCCGTCGTCACGTGATGCCGCACGCGCGCTGACGTGCCGCCGATCACGCTGCAATCCTGGCAAGCGTTGTCGATCAGTACGCCATACGCCTGCTGGTCGTTGATGGCATCGCGGAAGTCGCAGCTGAGCACGTCGCAGAAAATGCAGTCTTGTAGCCAGACGCCGCTCAGATCGCAGCGCTCGAAAATGGTCTGTTCGATCACGCAATCGCGGCCCAGATAAATGCGTACGCCGTTGCAGTCGGCGTCGGAGCCGGCGCTGGTCAGCGTGCCGCCGCCGCGAATCCGACCGCCGCTGATTCGGATGTTTTCGACGAAGGTAATCTTGCTCGCAACGGCGGTGTCCGCGGTGTTGTAGGCCCCACCACGCAGCGGAGTCTCTAGCGTCACGGTCGTCCCGGACACGGACGCGACCTCGACCAGTTCACCAATTTCGCTGTCCGTGTCGCTTGTGTCGAACTGCGCGGTTGAGGCAACGCGAATCCAGTCGCCTTGTGCCAGGGTTGCAGCGTTCGGGGCAGAGAGGCTGATGGTGGTGGCGCCCTGCAAAGCGTTCGCCGTCAACGCCATCGTTGCGCCTTCGGTGCCGTCCGCCTGCAGACAGTCCACGGCACCCGCAGAGCTGATGTCCAGGATTGTCCCGGCGCTCATCCGGAGATGCGTGTTCGAGACCATCACCACGTCGCCAGCCAGGGCGAACGTGCCAGGCCCCACGTCGATGGTCCCCCCGTTCGCCAAAGCAGCGGCAAGCGCCGCTGCGTTAGCTGCCGCGGTGCCCGTCACGCTCATGCCGGAGTCGATGCCAAAAACGACCGAGTCAACAACGTCGAGCACCGTGTTTCCGACGCGCGATGCCGTGTTGGTGCGCTTGGCCGTTTCGTTCGCGATCAGCGCCGCTGCCGCCTGTAATTGTGCTTTCGTTCTGGCGGTCATCGCTCACCCAAAGGAATCGTCAAAGCTGTCGTCAAAAATGCGCCCGTCGTCGCCCGGTCCGTGCGGCCCGCGTCGCCTGTACGCGCCACGATTGCCCATCGAGTCGCGCCCGATTGTCGCTCCGCCGGCAGTCGTCACGCGCGTGCTCGAGCGCATGATTTTCTCCATCGCCTCTTGCCCGAATTGCACGACCATCTGGTACGCAGGAAGCTGGTCGCGGATGAGGAGACGAGCCGTCACCTTCCACATCACGGCGTCTTCCCACCCAGCGACGCCGTCAAAACGGTCCGTGTCCGCCGCCAGGTCGTTCAACACCGGCAGGTACCAAATCACGAACTGGTAGGCCTGATCGGGAGGCGGCAAAATAGCCAGCTCGGCCGTCTGAAACTCCGACCACACGCGCGGCTCGCCGATGGACGCCGGGTGCCCGCCGCCGTAGCTCGTGCGGTCTTCGAACGTCGTGTGCTCGAGCCGCTTCCACGAGCCGTTTTGCGTCTTCACATCGACGCCGTACACGCGCACGATGCCGCTCGCGAGCGAGTTGGCCGAAAGCCGGTAGAACGGAAAGCCGTTGGTCGCGCCGGGGGACATCGTCCCGGTCGCTACAGTCAGGAAGTGCCGCGCGCCCTCGTTACTGAGGTCCTCGCGGAAGTGCTGGATTTCCTGGTTGATGAGACGGTTGATGAGGGTCGCACCGTGGCGAGTCGTCAGCCCGGCAATATCGGCCTGATTCTGGATATCCTGCCGCAATTGCGCGAGCGTGACGGTTCGCAACGGTGTGTCCTCTCATCGATCAGCCGAACAGTTTGCTAAGCGTCGAGCCCTTGCCGGCAGCCATGTCGCCGCCGCTCTCTGGCGCCGCCTCTTCCTCGTCGCCGTAGTCGCCATCCATGCAGGCCATCACGGCCTCCTTGAGCGCACGGATGCGCTCTGGGTCGTCGGTCCCCAGAGCGGCCGCCGCGAGCGCTTCGAAGTCGCCGCCCGCTCCCATCATCAGAAGCCCTCGAGCCCGTTCGAAACGGGAGCAGCAAAAAAGGAGAGCGCGACGATGGTGCCGCTCGGGATGTACCCTGCGCCGCTCGGCGTCGTACCGGTCGGCAGCACGCGAGTTACCTCGAGCTGAGCCGAACCGCTGGGGCCGAACAGGTTGTTGATTGCCGGGCGGTATTGGTAGCCGCTCGAGCCGTAAACCTGGACGTTGATGTCCACGCTCTTGGTCGGCGGGAAGCGGATGTCATAGACGCCAGTGGCGAGGTAAGTCGCGGACACGTCCGGCACGCCACCGCTGCTGATGCCCGTGGCAGGCACCAACCCAGTCGACGCTCCGGACTGAAACGCCATGGCGGCCGGCGTGCGGTTGCCGAACACGCCCGAGCCGATAGCCCGGAGCTGATGCACGCCAAACACCGCGTTTTGCCCCTTCGGAAAAAACGCGTTGAAGGGCCCTTGTGGTTTTTCTCCAAAGCTGGGCATGGGGTCCTTACTGCAGACTCACGCGGCCGCTGTTCTTCGGCGCGCGGTTGTAGAGCAGCGGGTACGAGATGAGCCGCGCTTCGTAGTTGGTGCTGTTGTAGACGCGGAGAATCTCCATGCCGTCGCCATTTTGGAAATGGAGCAGCTCGCCCATGCAGCTGATGCCCCAGTCCTCCATCCGCAGCGCGAAAAACGTGCCCTTGGGGCAGTGGCGGTCGCAGTAGATTGGGATGCGACCGCTGCCGGTCGCGATGTCGATCTTGGTGAAGCCGAACTTGGTGGTCTCGTCTTCCAGCGCCCGCACGCCGCGCGCCGACATGAGCGTCTCGAGAACCTGGAAATCCTCGGGGTTCATCCAGCCCGCAGTTGGCGCCTTGGCCTTGAAACGACCCGTCATCTGCGCGAGCAGAATCTTGATGCGCTCTTCGTAGGTCTTGCCTTGGATGCTCGCGTTCGAGACGCGACAGCCGGCGTAGCGCTGCGGGTCCGTCGCGCGTGCTGCGGCCGTGACGCCCCAGAGCGCGGGCGGCGCATCGCTCGCTGTGATGAACGCCTGAACGCCCTTGATGACGATGACGCCCTGGTCGCCGAAAAAGTCGCCTTCCCGGAACAGGTAATCGTTGTCGGCAAACGAGGTGATGTTGCCGTAGGTCGTGGCGGTGATGACGCCCGTCGAGCGGTTGACGCCCGTCACGGTGGCCGCGGTGCCACCGCGCTGCGTGTCGGTCGACGTCGAGCCGTCCGCAGTGGACGCCTTCAGGTTCATGCCGACTTCGAAGTTCTGCGCGTCGATGTCGCTCACCAACGTCATATCGTTACCAGCGAGCGAGGCGCGCCGACCGATGGCCTGACCGCCGTTGCCCCACAGGTACACGGACATGTTTTCGCCGGCCTGCTCGAAAAGGCCGTCGATTTCGATCTCTTTGTTGGCCAAGAACGCACCCTTGTTGGTGCGCGAGGCCATGATGAGCTTGTCGCCGATGTAGGTGACGCCGTAGTACTCGCCGGCCTGGATTTGCCACTTGTACGAGGTGGTATTGCCGGACGCGAGCCCCGCATTGGTCTGCGCCGTGGTGAACCCACCGGAGAGGCCCTGCGGCAGAGCGGTGAAAATCGGCACCGGCATCACGTCGCCGACCATCTCGGTGTCGCCCGAGTTTTGGAGCTTCGCGAGCAGCGGGTTTTCTGGGTAGACGAGCTTCTCTACGATGCTCGAGTCCATGTAGCGCTCCTTCATGAGCGCATCGAACGTGGTGAGAGTACTTCCGGCCATTGGGGGGACTTCCTATGTTTTCCGCGGCAAACAGCCTGATTTGGCTATCGGTCTCGCGGGAGGAAGCCGCCCGGGCAGCACTCGTGATTAGGCGCACGGACGCCGGATTCAGTCGGTATCCTGCACTAACTCCTCGGGTTGCGCAAGAGCCTCACCCTCAGCGGCATCGGCGAGGCGTTCGCTCGCATCAACGCGCCGCTCTTCGGCAGTCAGCTCCGGCGGGGTCATGTGCTCGACGGGGATGCCTGCCTTGTCGAGCAGCGGCTGCAGGTCACGGAGGATGGTGCGCACCCCCTTGGCCATCGCCTCCTGACCCGGCGTTCGAGCAACCCACGGCTTGCCGAACACCAGCACCTTGTCCACCTTCGGGCCGCTCGGGTCGTCCCGGAGCCAGCGACGGAGCACGCGCGCGGCCTGCGTCCCCTCGAGCACCCAGTCCTCGCGGTCCTTAAGATCCCGGATGATGACGTCTGGCAGCGTCGCCCAGTTGGCGCGCTTCATGTAGTTGTCGGTCGAAACCAGCCCGTCCTCCTGCTCAGTGCGCTTCCCGGTGCTGCCGAGGTGGACGCCGAGCTGCTTGGCGAGCTTGGTGGCGTACGTCGTCTTTCCGGTCCGCGGGCCACCGAGCACGACAATCCGCGGCATCACCCCTCGACTTCAGCGAATTTCGCGGCCTTGTACGCCGCCCATTCCTTCGGGCTCATCTCGCTTGGGCGCTTGGGTGGCCCGCCACCGCCGCCCGTGCTGGTCGCTGGCACCACGGCAGTCTTGGGCGCCGGCTTCTTGCCGTTCGTCTTTGCCGCCGCAGCCGGAGCCGTCTCGCCAACCGACCCAAAGCCCTTGTGCAAACGGTCGTACAGCCCGCGCATCTCCGATTCCAAGTCCTGCTTGGCGCCGCGCATCGCCTTCTTTATTGCCTGCTCCACCGTGACGGTCTGTTGCGTCTCCGGGTCCCAATTCTCCTTTTGAATCTGGAACACGGCCTGCAAAAACACCGGGTCGTCAGCCATGGCAGCAACAAGGGGGTTGGTGCTTTTCTGGCAGGTCGCGGTGAGGTTGGACATGTAGGCGCTCAACGCCTGCTGCTTTTGCTCAGCTTCGACGCGCTGTTTCGCCTCCTCTTCCGCCTTCGCGCGCTCAGCCTTCTGCGCCTCGACCTCTTGCTGAAGCTTCCTCAGCTCGCCGTAGTTCGGATCGGCCAGGCGCTTCAGGAAATTGTGCTGGAAATCGTTGAAGTCCTTGAACCCAGCGTGCTTCGCGAAGCCGTCAGGATCGCCACTTTCGAGCGCGGACAGGATGGCTTCGGCGCGCGCCAGCTTCTCGCCCTTGTTGCTCTCGAAGTCACCCTTTTCCTTGTTCAGAGCGGCGCGCTGCTGCTCGATCTCGTCCTTCTGGCGACGGATCGCGCGACGGTACTCGGCACGTTCCGCGACCGACACGCCGGTGTCGTCGAACGCGAGCCCCATCTCTTCTGACAGCGCCTTGAGCTGCGCAAGTTTCGCTTCACGCGCGTCCGCTACCGGCGGCTTTGCTGCTGGCTTTTCGGCCTTCTTTTCGCTGGGCCCTGCGGTTTCGGCGGGAGCACTATCACCAGGTTCGTCGACCTTGGATTCGATGGCCGACCATCGTTCGGCGAACGGCTTTGGGGCAGCAGGTGCGGGCGGCTGGTCAGCGGGCGGTAGCGCAATCTCTTCGGGCATTCATTCCTCAAGCAGCGGGGGCCATGGGCATTGCAGGCGGCGGCGCCATTCCTGGCGGGAGCATTGTCGGAGCGGGTGGCGGTAGCGCGCCGGGGGGCATCGGTCCACCAGGGGCGCCCATCTCACCCGGGGCAGGACCAGGCGGAGCCGGCGGGTTAAGCAGCGCGTCCATTTCCTGAATCCAGCGCGTGAGCAGGTTCATGTTGAATTCGCACTTTGCGGCTTCTTCCGGCGGCAACGTGAGCTGGTCCGTCCGCGCCTTGTACAACGCGCACACGAAGCGCAAAAGGGCAGCGGGCTTGTTCGGCAGGTACCCTTCGGGGGCCTGGTAGCTCGCGGCATCCCACGTTTCCGCGTCGGCATCGAGGTACTTTTCAATGAGCGCGTCCACGTACTCCTGCGCGCTCGTCTCCAGATTGAGCTCGTTGTCGAGGTCGGGCCAGCCGATCAGCGTCTTGGCCGTTTCCTGCGAAATCATGCCCTGTTGGTAGAGTTCGCTCACCATCTGCTGGCGACCGGCGGGGTCGTGCGGGAGCGCAGAGCTTGCGCCGACAGTGACCGAAAACTCATCATCGTCGACGTCGGCCTCGTTCCACTTGACCGACTGAATGAGCTTCTTTCCCGGCCACTGCACGACGAAATCTTTGTCTTTGGCCGCAAGCTCACGGAGCCGCCAAACGTACTGGTGCGCCAAATCTACAAACGCCTGCTCGTAGCGCTGCGCCTTGACGAGCTGTCGCCCGGCCTTGGTATCGTTCAGCGTCATCATCGCGATACCGCTGCTCACACCCTGCTCGCGCCGCGCAGCCGCGGACACTTGGCTGATACCGATCGCGTCCCAAAAGTTTTGAATGCTGTACTGCAGAAACTCCATCTCGGAGGGTGAGAACGGCGTCGACACGCTCTCCACCGGCGGGTTGGGACCGTCGTACGGCACCGCGACCACAGCATCGTTCAGCGCCAGGTCATCCGGCTTCACGGAGTCGCGCGGGTAGTAGATTTTCTTCCCGCTCGCCACGATGCAGCGATAGCGAAGCCGCAAGTAGAGCTCGGAGCAAAACTCCGCCTGCCCAGCGCCCTCGTCGACGAGCCCGGAGTACCACGGGCCTTCGCGGTGCGGTTCCCAGCCGAGCACAACGATCGGAAAACTCGGCGCGTCCCAATCGCCGCTATCGACGACAACGCCGCCGATGACTGCGCACCACTTGCCGGGTTTTTCCGAGGATTCCGGCAGGCAATAAGCGTACTGCAGCTCGACCGTTTTCGCGTCGCGCGGCTTCTGCGCGGTCGGCGAAAGCCACTCGTACGGCTGCGCGCCGACGATTGCCGCGCGATGCTCCGGCCAGAGCGCGAGCGCTTCCGTTTCAGTGATGGGCTCGCGGTGAAACATCTGCCGCGGCTCGCGCCCCTCGGTCGGATCGAACCAGATATCAGGCGATGGGATGAGCTTGTGCGCCACCTTCTTGTTCGCCATGTCGCTGACGACCTTGATGCAGGCTGCGCCCTGCACCGCGCACTCTGCGCCGGCGTCCGTCATCAGCGCCCAAACGTTAATCCAGCGCCCTTGTCGCTGGTTGATGATGCCCTCACAGATGCGGTCCAACTTGTACGCGCGACGCCGGACAGCCCAAGAAGCACCGGAGGTCTGAAACTGCGGCTTCGGTTTCTGGGGCGCGTAGACGCTGCTCACGGCGGTCGCAACGGCCGAGCGGATGAGCCCCAAGCGGTCGCGCTCGAAGTCCTCCGAGCCGTCAACGTAGCTGCTCGCGTCGCTCGACTTGCGCCGCTCGTACAGCTCCAGGTTGCGACGGTACCGCGCGCGGCGCCCGCTCTGCTCGCGCTTGAACGCCTCGACCATTCGCGCCACGCCGTAACCCATCTCTGACGGCGGCAACCTGTGCCAAGCTGTGCCCGTGGCGCGCGTGCTCGTGACGGTCCGTTTCACGTGGCACAGTATGCGCCAACTGGCCGAAACCTACTAGCGACTTTTGCGGCGAATTTGCTCGCGAATCACGCGCTCGCGCTCCCGGGTCATCTGCTCCTTGTGCCAGCCGAGTGAGCCCACCTCTGGCACTGGGCCATGTTGTGCCGGCGAGTACTTCGGGAACAAGGCCCGGACGATGTAGAGCATGGAGTCGCAGCAGTGCCGCCGAAACCGCTCGTCCTCCTTGCCCGTGTCCGGGTCAAACGGCAACTTTCTGGCTTCTGCCATCAGGTCAGCGCACGCCACGAAGTCCGCCTTGAGCTGCCCGCTCGTGATGAGGCCGGCAACAAACTCCTGGTAGGCCCGCTTGTCGCTCTTTTCGGCCGCCTCGCACGCCACCCCGAGCATTTGCATCTGCTCCGTCCAGCCACCGCCTAGGCCGCCCTCGTCCACGACGATGCGCAGCCCCAGCCCCGTCTCTTTGCGCACCTTTTCGCGCAAATCGCCGCAGTATTGGGCCAGCTGCCCCGGGTACATGCGGTCTTTGAGGTAGGAGCGGAGCAGGTAGCCGTTTCCCGTGCCGCGCTGAGCGGCAGCTAGGGTGAAGGCCAGAGTTTTCGCGCCTTCCGAGTACCCAAGGTCTACGCCGAGCCCAAGACTCCACTCGGCAGCAGAATCCAGGCCGTAAAACGCATCGCCTGCCGGGTGCCACTGGTTTTTCTCGCGCTCGAACGGGTAGACCAGCGCGCTAGCGTCATGAACCCAGCGCCCCAGCCACTCGCGCTGATAGGTCGGGTGGTCCTCATCCCAGCCGTTGCGGGCGCGCGTCTCGGCCAACATCTCTTCGGCGCGCGCGGCGAAATGCGGGTTGTCGCGCACGTCCCAATGGTGGTCGCTCGACCAGCCTGGAGCGATGCCGGTCGTCGCGCTGTGGAAATAGCCGACGTCGATAGGGCTCGGCGTGCCTGTGAGCGCGATCGCTCCTTCGTGGTCGGCCAGCGCCGGCTCGAGCGCCTCCTCAACCAGCGGCTGGAGCATGTCGTCCGGGAAGCCCTGGGCCTCGTCGATGCACGCGCGGAAGAACGCTTGGCCGCGGAATTTCTCTACCTCGCGCTTGTCGTCACAGCCGGCGATCCAGAGCGAGCTTCCGTTCGAGTGCTGGATAATCAAATGACCATCCCGCGTCGACTCCCGAAGCGGAAGGCCGTACTCCTTGGCCATTTTGGCCATGATCCCGTCCCACAGAATCTGTCGCGCCAGGCCGCGCGAAAGGCCGATGTAGACCTGCCGCGTGCCTGGCTTCTTGACCATCCCCTCGTAGAGCCAGCCAGCGATGCCCGTCGTTTTCCCGCCGCGGCGCCCGCACAGCGCCGTCTTGCGCTTGGATGGGTCGTTCACGAACGCCGCTTGTTTCTCGTTGCGTAGAATTGATTCGAGGAAGCGCGGCCGTCCCGCCGCCATGTGCAGCGAGTCGAGTAGCCGCGCCGGCAACTCCAGCTGGCTCACGCAGCTTTTTCAACTCGGTATCCGCAGCTCCGGAGCAGCGAAGCAATCTGCTCGACGTCCGCCGCGCGCGTCTCGCCCTCGCCGTCCTTGGCGCGTTTCTCGGCTTCGGCCAGCACGCCCATGATGCGCGCCGCGAGCTCGATGCATTTGACCATGCCCGAGCAGTCCGGGTCGTTGTGTGGGTTGCCGCTCTTGTCGGTGTAGTTGCGCCCAACCTCGGCGATAGCGTATGCGTCGTCGCATTTCTCGAGCAGCGCGCGCTTCCGCTGCTCGAAATTCGGCAAGCCGGCCATCTCCGCAAAGCTCACCACCTTGCGCTCGAGCACGCCAAGCCGGGATTTGACGTTCATTCTTGCGTCAGAATAGCAAGGATTTCCGCTTCGCGCACGATGCGGGTGTCACCGAAGTCCCCGCCCTTGTTGTGCCGGGGCATGCTCATGTCGGCTTCCCACGCCTGCCCAGCCAGCGCATCGACTAGCACCACGTCGCCCGCCTTGGTCTCGTTCGGGATGAATGCCTGATCGCGGCTCCCGTTCGCGCCGGCGCTGACCTGCCGATAGTGACCTGGCCCAGAGGCAACTACGGTAGCGCGTCGGCTCCCGCGGGCGCCCTGGCGAGACTGCTGAGGTAGGTGCAACCCGCCCGGGCTCATCGTTTCGAGTGGCTCGAGGCGCACCACGACGTTGTCCGCGTACGGCCTCATTGCGCGAGCTCCGCTACCATGCCGGACGAGAACACCAGCACGGACCGGTCTTGACCCTGGAAGTAGAGTCGCATCGTGCCGTGCCCGATGTGCGTGATGCGCGTCACGATGCCGCCGATCGTCATACCGGTCCGAAAGTCGCCGCCGACCATCACGGACGTGCCGCCCATGGGGAAAACGACGTTCGCTGGCAGGTTGAAGCCGGTGATGTCCTGGTCGGTTGTCTCAATCTTTGGAGCCATCTCGTTCCTTTGCAAAAAGCGCGCGGTAGATTCTGCGGTTCAAGTTGATGTTGTGCGTCAGGCCGCGGCGGAAGCTGGAGAGCATGTTGAATATCGGCGTCTTGACAGCCTGCATTCTGGAATCGTAGTTCCAATCGTCGCCACCCGCATGGATGCGGCGAGGCTGGTCGCTGGGCACCTGCGACACCAGCACGCGCATCCGCAATTCATCCGTAGTCGCGTCAGGGTCTGACCACGCCATTAACGACAGCACATGCGGCCCCCAATCGAGCCATGCCGAGTAGTCGCGCTCATGCGTGTGGTAGGTCGCGTGAGCCACGCCGGGGTCCCTCTTCGGTGCGAAATGCGTCGCCCACAAGTGCACGTGCGCCACGTCGAAGCAAACGCCGCTCTGCTCGGCCACGTCCATCACCAGCTCGCAGCTTGCCAGGTCGAGCGCGAGCGGCTTTTCTACCAGCACGTGTTTCCCGGCTCGAATCGCCGCGAGCGCGAGCCCTGCGTGCCAAGCCGGATGTGTCGCCACAATGACGCCGTCTACGCGCGCCAGAAACGCAGCGTATTCCGCCGCCGAGCAGCGGCCGCGAATCATCTCGATGGACGAAGCGGCGCCGCTGTTGCGCGGCATCAGGTACCGCATCGCTTGCGGGCCGCTGCCGACTACTCCGAGCCTCATACGTGCCGCCATTGCTCGCGGTGGACGATATAGAACACAGACCGCTCATCAACGTGCCACTTCCTGGCTAGTGCGGCCTTCGTTGCTCCATCCGCGTATTCCTCGCGCATAGTCACCACGTCGGCTGCACTCAGTTTCTTTGCGGCGCGGCCCTTTAGCTGTTTGTCCCGCGCGTTGTCGCCCTGCGTGCCTAGAAACAAGTGAGCCGGGTTGCAGCAGCGCGGGTTATCGCAGCGGTGACATACACACAAATGCCCAGGCGCGACCCCGTGGCCCAGTTCGTAAGCGACCCTATGCGCGTAGTCATGGCGACCGGCGCGCCCGGTGTAAAAGTCACCGTAACCCTTCGATATGAGTGCGCCTTTCCACTCCCAACATTGATCCGGGCCGAGCCTCGCAACCTTCGCCCAGAAACGCTCATGCAATGGCTTCGTTCGCCTCAAGAATCCTCTTCAGGGTTGATTCCAATGAAATGCACTGTCTCCAGCCTAAGTCCTTGAGCCTATCGCAATTTAGCGAATACGACAGGTCAGGCCGCGGCCGATTCGGCGGGTCCTCGACCAGCTCCCAACGAACCGGCTTACCCATCAGCTCACCTATGCGCGCCGCAACGTCGACGTTCGAGTAATCCGTGTCGCCTGCGATGTTGTAGTAGCCGCTGCCGCGGCCGGAGATCACACCACCCTTCGTAAGGGCCGTGAAAGTTCCAGCGCATACATCTCCGATATCGACATACTTTCGTGATGAGGCGACGCCATTGCGCGAATGGATCTGGACAGTCTCTCCGCGTCCCACCTTGGCGATGGTAGACGGGATGAATTTCTCCCCATCTTGCCCAGGCCCGGCCACATTTGTGCAGCGAGTAACGACGATGGGCAACCCGTAAGTGTTCGCCCAAGCCGGGCAAAGCGCTTCGGCTGCCGCTTTTGTAGCCGCGTAAGGGTTGGTCGCGTGGAATGAGTCATATTCGTCGAAAGCCTTTCCATTCGCGGCGCCGAACACCTCATCGGTCGAGAAGTGCAGGAGCTTCTCTAGCCCGTCGCACCGGCGCGCCAGCTCCAGCAGGTGCGCCGTGCCGGTCACGTTGTCCGCGACGAAGCCGAGCGGGTCACGAATACTGCGGTCGACGTGCGAGCCAGCCGCCATGTGCACGATGTAGTTGTAACCGTTCAGCGTGAGCAGTGGCGCGCGCAAATCGTGCCAGCGCATGGCAACCCGGCCGCGCGCGCTCGGCTCGCTGTACAGCCACTCCGCCATAGTCTGCACCGACGAGCCCTCGCCTAGTCGGTCCAGGACCGTGATGTGCCAGTCCGTGTTGGCGAGCAGGTAGCGAACGAAGTGGCGACCGATGAAGCCGCAGCCGCCGGTGACGAGTATGCGCTTCATACCTCGTCAATCTCCACTTCCGGCAGCGGCGTGACGATGCGCCCCCTGTAGCCCTGCGCGCGCAGCCGCGGAATGATTTCGCTCGCGAAATTCCAGGCGAACAAGATGAGCATGTCCGGCGGGTCAACCATCAGAGTCGCAGAGGGCACGATAGGGATGCGCGTCCCCGGCGTGCTGCGGCCGACCTTCAGCGGGTTGTCGTCGTAAATGCACGTGAAGCGCGCGGCGTGTCGGTCCAGGCCGGTCGCGTACATGAGCGTGGTGAGCTTCGCGGGGCAGCCGTAGCCGGCGACGGTGCCGGCGCCTTGGAGCGCGAGGGCGAGGCCGGCTTTGGCCAGGGTGATGCGTTCGCTGAGCTTGGTGATGTCGACCGACTTCTCCCACTTGCGGTTTTGCGGGAGCGTCGGCTGGTCTTCGTGCTGCACCCAAACACGGAGCGAACCGCCCTGCGACTCCTCCTCGGTCCACATTTGTACCTTGAGCCCATGCCGTTCGAAGAACGCGAACAACGGGTTGAGAGTGTGGTAGCTCATGTGCTCCGCGTAGATGGTGTCAAACACACCGTTGGCAATCATCGCAGGCAGGTACCCCACTTCGATGATGAAGAAGCCGTCCGGCGCGAGCGCTTCCTTCACCGCCGCCGTGAACCCGTGCAGGTCGTCCACGTGGGCGAAGACGTTCAGGGCGATGATGACGTCTGGCCTGTCCAAGCGAACTGGGCCGCCGCCACACATGCAACTGATGGCTACCGGATCTGGCCAGGAGCCGCGGTACCGGCCGCGCATGATTGCGTCCTCCCCGCTTGGGTCGATACCCATGGATTGCAACCCGCGGCCGTGAAGCATATCGACCAGTGTCCCGTCGTTGCTCGCTATCTCCAGCACGCGCCCACCAGGCTTGAGCGCGGCGACCTCATCGGCCAACTTCTCCAGGTGAGCACGGAACACAGGCGACGTGCCGCTCTGGTACGGGTAGCTCGGTCCCCACAAGCGCTCCGGTTTGACTGCAATGGACAACTGATGGTGCTCGCAATCGCAGCAACGGTTTACGGCGAGCGGGAACAGCTCCGTGCCGCCCAGCTCGTTCGCGAGCGGCGTATCCGGCAGCTCCAGTACCTTGGTCAGGTTGGGCGAGTCGCACAGGCGGCACTGTGTCACGACGCGGTAATCGGTCACATACTTCTCCTTCAGCCAAGGGAAAGACGCGCTATTCCCCGACAAGCGCAATCTCCCATTCTTCCTCAACGCGGACCACGTCCGTTTCGTGGCTTTCGTGGTCGCGCCGGTTCTTGCTGGCACTGACGAGCGTCGTCGTGCACGGGAAAAACGTCTGGTGCACCACGAGCGGCGGCGTAAAAACGCTCTCACCCGCCTGCACTTTGGTCCACTCCGACGGGTATTCGCCGTCTAACGCGCGCTCCTTGTACCACATCTCGCCGCGCATCACGTAAAGCACATGGCTGTCCGTGCTGTGGTAGTGCCTCGAGCGGTACTTGCCGGCAAGCGTGTGAATCAGCGAGACGCACGTGAAATCACCGAACGCGATGTTCGTGATGCTCCCCGCTGCGTTGACGAATGACGGCCCCGGCCTGGTTACTGCTCCCGACGTGCTAGATGCGACCACGAATTACCTCGTCCAATCGTTCCGCGTGAGCCCGCCACGTGTGTCTCGCGGCGATGGCTGCTGCTTTTTCGTTACGTTGACTCCGAAATGCCTCATCTGTCAAGGCCCGCACCACGTCATCACGCCACTTGCCCCACTGACCAACCGGCACCGGGTCGAGTTCGGCGTACACCTCGCCCAGCGCGTCGCAATCGCTGATGACCGGACACGCGCCGTTCGCGCACCCCTCGAGCACTGTCACGCTGAAGCCCTCGCTCCAGCTCGTCGTTTCGCACGGATGCAGCAGCACCTCAGCCGCCTGCATCTCGCGCATGAGCTCGTCATGGCTTACGCTGTCGACGACCGTGATGCCCCATTCGGGCCCGCTCATCCTCCTCAGCGCTTCTTCGCACCAGAGCGCACGGTGCCGGAGCTTTTCGATCGGCGGGTAGTACGGCGTGGAGTCGAAGCCGCGGAACCAGGGCTCGAGTCGGTAGAAGACTTTGAGGCTGGCGTGTGGAACTGCGCGTTTGATTGCCGGCCATTGCTCAAGAACGCGGTGGAGCCCCCGGTCAGGGGATGAGCAATATACGGCCCTGCCGAGTACTCGCGCATTAGCTCCTCCCAAGAAATCCCGAGGAGAGCAGCCAAGGTAGGTGACGCGCCACTTTTCCGGACGCGGCGCGCCCCATTCGCCGATTGCTTTTTGCCGGTGCGCTTCGGAGGGCGAGAGATAGAGGTCGACATGGTCATCAAATCCTTCCTTGCAGAATGAAAACTCATTCAGCCAAAACATGCAGACGCGGAGCTTTGCGTTCGGGAAGACCCGCAACGAATCAGGCTCGTTGATGCTGACGGCTACGTCAACAGAGGCGTGATAATCGCGCGGCGTGGCACTCACGTCGTGCCCCAGCTCGCGCAGCTCCTCCACAATCCGCCGCCACCCAACCTCGCTACCCGTGCGCGGATCGTTCCATGTCTCTTCGGGCGAGCGCATCAGGCACATGGGGCCGTAGGTCACCGCGATTCTCATTTGACCGCCTCAATCGCAAAGCTGTGTGACATGCCGCAATCGCGCACGTCATCGAAGAAGCCCGTGATGCGCCCTTCTGGACGCAGCCCGCACTCGCGCAGCAGCAGGCCCAGCGTGTGGTTGGTGTAGCAGTGAAAATGCCCCTCGTAGTTTTCGCTGGTGCAGTCCGCGCCGCTCGCGCCGTAGAGCAGGTAGGCGAGCTTGTCCGCGTCTGGAGCGTGCTCGAAAAACGCAGGCTGCTCGGGGGCAAATAGATGGAGCTGGTTGCGGTGGTAAGCCTCGACCAGCTTGCCAAGGCTCGGCGTCGTGAGGCGAATCACGCCGCCCGTTTTGAGCACGCGCGCGCACTCGCGGAGGAATGCGGGCGCTTCGGTGCGGCGGTTGAAGTGCTCGATGGCTTGTCCGACGTAGATTGCGCTCACGCTTTCGTTGGGCCACGGCAAGCCCTTGCGCACGTCGTGGCGAACGAAGTCGAGCGGCTTTCCTGCCTTGACCCAAGCCGCCAGCTCCTGTTGTTCGCGGGGCCACACGAAGCCGTCGGGAGCGTCGCGCAGGTGCCGCAAGTAGTCGTGCTCCACGTCGGTGCGGTCGACGTTCAGCCAGTTGGGAAAGACGTTCGCGCCGCAGCACAAATTCAACCTCACCGCGCCTCCTCGAAGAACTTCGGCGCAACGTTTGCCGTCGCGTCCGCTACTAATTTGTTGAGCCGAGCTTGCCAGGATTCGGCAAGCGTGTCGAGCGAGAACGAGCGCTCCACCTCGGCCGCGTTAATGGCGTCACCGAGCGCTTCGCTTCTCATGCGGAAGGCCTTGGCGATGTCCTCTACAACGCGGCCGCTCCAGATGCGGTTGCCATCGTTGACCGTCTCAGCGAGGGCAGCCAATGGCGGAGCGACGCACCAGAGGCTTGCGGCCTGCGCCTCCATCGCCGTGATGCAGCTCGTCTCACTGAACCACGTCGGGTAGAACCACACCGACGCGCCCAGCATCGCCTCAGCGAGCTCGCGCTGGTTGACGCGCCCGTGCATCACAACGCCCGGCGTGTTCTGCACAGCGAGCTTCAGCGCGTCCCGTGCGGCTCGCGAGCAGTGAGGGATCCCGTTTTCTCCGCGCTCGAGCGACTTGTCCCAATTTTCGAAGCCGTAATACACGTGCAGCTCGGCGTCGGGGATTGCGGCGCGCACGGCTGGCCATGCTCGAACTGCTTCCGCAAGGCCGCGGTCCGGAGAGCTGCTGTAGATTGCCCTGTGCGGGTTTCTCTTTCGCGCAGCCTCACCCATTCCCTTAGAAAATCTAGTCGTCTCAATTCCATTGCGCGTTACCTCAACCTTCTCTTTGCTCAGCCACGGATAGGTGGAGCAGAAAAACTCCTTGTGCCAGTTCGAGAGGCACCAAATGAAGTCGAATTTCACGGCATCGCGAGGGTGAAACGCCTCGCCCACGTGCACGTCATGCACCCAGAGCACGGCGGCCTTGGACTTGGCATGGTGCACGGCGTCGAAGCGGCGTGAGCAGATGAGCACATCACAGGAGACTCCGACGAACTCGCTCTCGTCGTGCCACATCACCCCGTCATAGGTCTCCCAGCTGTAGGGTTCGCAGTGCGCGTAAACCCGCACGCGATGCCCCAGCGCAGCCAGCCGCTTGCTCATCTCCCACGCCATCGTTTCCGATCCGCCCATGCCGTTCGCTTCGAGCGTGCGAGGCGTCCAGGGCTCGAGCTGGTGCCCTAGGAAAAACACGATGTCCAGTTTGCCCGTTTTAGCGCTTTCGCTTGTATGTCCCTGAGCGCTTGAAATCCCTCGCGGGTCGTTCTTTTTTTCTACCTTGAAATCACCTCGTAGGATTGCCTCGACCATCGCGCCCGCCTCGCGCGTGATGCCGCCCGCCTTGTGCAGACCGACCAGCGCCGAGCGCACCTCCTCGCGCGCCTTCTCTTCTCGCCACCCCTTGGCGTTCGCTAGCATCGTCGGGTGCTCCGGCGCTCCAGCCAGCCCCACCTCGGCCCACTGCAGCGCGCCCGCCAGGTCGCCTAGCTTCGCTCGAGCCGCGCTCAGCCACGCGCAAGCCTCGTAGCGCGCCGTCGGGTCGGTCATGAGCAGCGTGGGGGTTGGCTTACCGTCCTCGCCGGCCAGGTCCATCCCCTGCCGCAGGAACCACGCGCCGCGCCGCAGGTTGTACGGGGGGTCGATGCCCTGCTCCGCCATCGTGCAGTAGGCCTGCCCGAGCAGCCAGAGCGGCTCCGGCCAGGTCTTGACCGCCGTGCAGTCGAGCGCCCATTGCGCAGCAATCTGCGCGTCGCCGATCGCCAAGTGGAAGCGCGCCAGGTGCAGGTGCGACAGCGCGCGCTCGTCGCTCCAAGGCGAGGTCGCGATGTGCCGCCGAAACCAGTACATGGCCTCGCCGTGATGCCCGGCCAGCTGGAGTTCGGCGCCGTAGTAGTGCATCAGCCGCGCGTCAGCCTCGCCGTGAGTGCTGAACCAGTCTCGCAGGATACGCAGGTTGCGCCCCGGCTCGGCCGCCTTGCCCACCTCGCCGCGCATGTGCCGCACGCGGAACGCCTCGGTCTGCGTGCTCACCGGGTTGCAGCCAGCGCGCCCGAGCAGGCCCTCATGCACCGGCCCTCGCCACTCCCAATGGTCCGGATGGCCGACCACGCGCTCACGCCACTGCAGCGTTGTGACCCGCCCCGCCGCGTCCCGCTCGTACTCGTACGCCGCCAAAATCTGGAAATCGCCGCTAGGGCCCCTAGGCGCCTCGCTAATCGCCTTTCGTAGCTCCTGGCCTCCAACCAGCACGTCATCCCCGTCGAGCCACAGAACCGCCTTTCCGGTCGCCTGCGCTAGGTTTCTGTTGCGCGCGGCCGAGAAGTCCTTGATGCGCCCCTCCGAGTCGTTACATTCCGTCCAGACTTCAAACTTGTCTGCGTAGCGAGCGGCAATGGAGGGCGAGGCGTCGGTTGACCCCGTGTCGACGATGCAGAGCTCGTCCACCCATGGGCGCACCGACTCGAGGCAGGCCACTAGGTTTTTTTCCTCGTTGCGGATGATCAGGCAGGCAGAAATCTTCATTTTTCGCAGGCTTTCATGGTCATTTTTGCGTGGTCAGTCGTGTCGGTGAGGCGGGTCCAGAGGCGCACGGTTTCGCCAGCGCCCACCCGCTCGAGCCGGTAGTCATCGACCTGGCAGGCGTCGACCCAGGCCGGGGTGAGCGCAACGTCAGGGTCTGGGGGCTCCCAGCAGGCCACGCTGCTTGGGGTGGTTACCTGCCCTCGCTGCTCCCAGCCGCACGCCAGCGCTGACGCAAAGTTCTCTGTTGGGGCCTGGAGCGAGCAGCCAGTCAGGATGACCAGGGCGCAGGTGCGGAAGAGACCCATCACTGGACTTCCGCGTGTCGCGCGTACTGTGCGCAGTGAAAACCTGGGATTATGGCATTCAGAAGCACGCCAGGCGCGAAGGAACTCGCATGCAACGTCTCAGCCTGTAAGGCCTCGAACTTCGACCCATGGACCGATACGATTCTCATGACCGTGCCCGGGTTAGCCCTCACCCGGTCCATAACGGCCCTGGCGCTTGGAGTCGTCGAGATACTGGGCTTTGAGCAATGGGACAGCAGTCGGCTCGCTGGGTCGTGCGACATTCCCACGTAAAAAATGCAGCAATCATCATCGATCAGCTCGTACACATAGTAAATACGCTGGTTTTTAGGTGTGATTCGCAACAGATCGCCTGGTTTCATTGGTAGCTACTTGGTTACGCGCGCGGGAGGGTTGGCGGCTCGTTTGGGCGGCTCCCGGACGACCCGGACGAATCCACCCGGACCCCGGGTCTCCCCCTCTAGGGGGAGAGACGTCCGGGTCCGGATCGAGGTCCGGTCCGGGTCCGGGTTGAGGTCCGGGTCCAAGCCATTGTTAGTGTTACAGGTTTTCAGCATCGGCAACTCCGTCCCAAAACGTCCGGGTGACGTCCGGGTAAACAGCGGGTCCGGGTCCGGGTCCGGGTCGATTTTCCACCCTACGTTGAATTCCAGGGTACTCCTTACCGTTGCCATAGCGCACCATCCCCTTGCAGACGGAATTCACCGAGAACAGATTGTCGACGGCCGACTGGATGTCCGACCGGTTGCGACCAAGCTTCTCGGCCAGCCAGCTCTTTGTGCGCGGCTCGGTCAGCTGGTCCCATATGAGTTCCTCTAGTGGCTTGCTGGCCTGCTCAGCCACCCCCGGCGTCACGGCATCGGTCGACAGGCGCCGCTTCCCGTGCGCGTCGATCAGAACGCTGAAGGTAATTGGTTGTGGATAGTTGTCAGGCGGCTCGCGCAGCTTTGGAAAGGTCACCTTGCTGGATGTTGTCTGCCCGCTCTCGGCCTTCTTGCCTTCGACGATGATGACGGTGTCTGATTGCCCGGTGCGCTGAGCGCTGCCGGAAACATCGCCAAGGCCGCCGTTCCTGTCGTTCTTTTTGCTATGAGCCACCAGCCAAACCGTGGGGCGGTCGGAAGGGTCAGGCGCCATTTCAATGGTTTTTGCGATTGACCCGAAGATAGACGCCTGCTCGGCCTCGTTGTTGGCATCTGCACCGCCACTGACCCGTGCCAGCGTGTCGAGCGCTATGTCGGACACGAGCCCCTGAGAGACCATCAGCCCAATCTCGTGCCATGCAGGGTCACCGATGCAGACGGCTTTGCGGGCAATGATGAGCACCCGGTCCAGACCCTCGTAGCCGAGCCCCAGCGTGTCCAGACTCTGGATTAGCTTGCGAGCCGTGCCCCCATCACTGTGTTCGGCCTCGATGAGTACAACGAACTTACCTGGCGGGGCAGGCAGCAGCATACGCCCCAGGAACGGCTGAGGCGTCGATTGCATGCGGCATGCGAGAAGCAAAAAAAGGAGTGTTGTCTTCCCTTCGGCTGGTGGGCCAGCAATTAGGTTCACTGTCCCGGCAACAGCAATCTCGTGCCAGATGTAATCGATCGGTTTCTGAGCCTCGGCGATGATGGAATCCCGACCGCGCATGACGATGCTCGGGAGGAATCTCAGACCTGCTAGCGGATCATCTGCCGTTGGTAGTTTGCGACTCAGCTGACGTACAACACGTGGGCCAGAATGCTCCTCCATGAAGCGGGGGTCGTCCGCCGGTGGCTCGTTTGCTGGCATCACGGCCCCGTCTCACCAGGGCCAAGGTAACGCGCAAAGTTGCCGCTCTCCTCGCATATTCCGAAGCCGAGCTCAGCATCTAGAAATATGCCGCAAATCTGCTTCTCGACGCTCTCATTTCTGGCGAAACGGCCGTTCCTGTACCAATCGTGCCTGACGCGGCACACCGCCATCGCCACCACTTCGGTTATATAGTCGGGCTCTCCAAGTGAGCCGCTAAATACGACACGCAAGCCAGAGCCGATGCACGGCGTTGTCTGTAGCGGCTCGTAAGTGGTTACCTGGTAAGCCTCACTGTCCAAGTTCGCCGCCGTCGGCTGGAGAACCAGAATCAGCCACGGTCTCACCGACCTTCAGACCCTTCAGCGCGCGCTTTCGGACCACCTGGGAGATGCTCCACCCGCGGCGAATGCCCTCGCGGCGTAATGCCTCAAGCTCGTCAATTGTGAGACGCACGCCGATCTGGGTGGTGCGCCTATGTCCCGGATCTCTCATTTGAAGAACGGGTGTTTAGCACTGTTTCTCTACGCTTAGCAAGACTGCGCCGGTCGATTCGTCCCACAAAGGCACACATGCCACACGACAAAAGAAAAGCGCCCACCAGACCAGCCGGTGAGCGCCAAGTGGAGTGCGCCTCTCTCAACGCCCTAAGCCCGCCAATCTTGCGACGGGCGGGCTTATTCGGCGACCGATTCGGCGTCGTCCCTAGGACCTGACTGTCTCCGTGCGCCCGATTCGCCGGCTGCTCGCTAGGACCTGACTGTCTCCGTGTGACCGATTCGCCGTCTACTCGCTAGGTCTGCTTTTGCGCCCGACTCCCGGCACCGGCCTGTTTGTGTCTCGCCGTTGACAAGAGAGAGTATGTATCAGCGCGGACGTCCGCGCAAGACCTTTCGTGTCGATTGTTTGCAAGTTGGCGAAAGTGCTCAGGAAGAAAAAAGCGAAAGCGCCTTGCGCGCCCAATCGCTCCAGTTGTCCCCGGCCTTTTTCGCGGCCGCATCCTGCCGAGCAAACTCCTCTGCCGTCGTGCGGAACGTGCGCCGCGAGAGCTTGTGCAGCCCCGAGCGGCTCGGCTTCGTCACCTTCTCATGTGCTGCAGTGTTGCTTCCAAAGCCACGACCAGAGCGGGCCAGAGCCAGCTGCTGTTTGGTCCTGGCGTCGTTAGCCTTCTTCTTGGTCAATAGCGCCTCCGTGCGTTCGTGTTGCCCTCGCCCTTGCGGCGCCCGTCGAGAGTCTCGTAGCCCGAAGGAACGCTCTTGCGCTCCACCTGGGGGCATCTCTGGTGCGTCCTGCAGCCCTTGCACCGCCACTGCTGGGCATGTCGGTTAGCGTGCATGAGCGTGCTCTTACTGACCTGTGTCTCTTCATCGCAGGCCGAGCACTTGACCGTGAGGACATGCGCGGCCTGAGCTAGGAGCCTACAGCCGGCGTAGCACTTGCCGATCACCAGCAGCGACTCGCACCGATAGCTCTTCACGTTTTCGCCCGAGCACGCCGTGCACCGCACCCCGCGCGCCCCGCCTTGTGCGAAGCCGTGCTGGCAACGAAATTCGCGGTTTTGCCAGCGTTTATGGTCGGGTTTCTGCTCAATCTGTTCGGTCATGGTTTGCTCTCAAGCTCCGGGTATTTCGTGTGCAGCCGATGGGCGTACCAAGCGATTTCGCGCGCGCAGCCCTCGGGTGAGTCGAGCCAGAACGTTGGCACCTGCCAGCGCATCCAGATTGCGCGGAGGGAGCCGATGACGGACGCGGGGTTCATGAGGCTCCGGTAGATGCCAGCCTCGACGTCACCTCGGCGGCCCTCTACGAGAATGGCCTTCCAGCGAAACTGCGTGAGCAAGTCGAGCTCCGCCTCAAAGCGTTCGCGCCCGTGGCTGAGCGTCGACACCAGGTCGGACACGCTCTTGCGCTCAAACGCAATGTGCTCCGTGTAGCCGCGCACCGAGTAATCGCCGGCCGGGAGCGTCGTGCCCCCGCAATCGACATTTAGCGCGTCGGGGAACCTGAGGTAACGCTGCTCGCGCGTGTCGATCAGGATGTACGGGCGCGGCTTGGGCTTGGCGCGCGTTCCTTTCGACACGGCGCCGAGCACCTCGATCGCGTCCTGCTCTGTGACGCTCACGGGCATTCTCCCAGTTTCTCGCGCACGTCGTCGGGCAGCTCTCGGATTGTCGCCTGTTCTTCGATTGAAGCGTCTTGCATGCAGTCGTGCAAGTGCTCCGCGCAGAAGTAGGTCGGAGGGTCGTATGCGAGAAATTTCGCCGGCACACCGCACTCGTGTTGATCGCCGTCGCGCGCGGCGATGACCGCCTGACACGTCCTCACGGGCACTCCCATAGCTCCGCGCGCACGTCAGCGGGCAGAGTCGGGTAAACGGCTTGGGCCGCGGCTAGACGGGCGGCGTCGGGGGTGGGGCCGTAGTGGTAGCTTTCACCACGGATTCCTCCGTCAACGTGCACAACGTGCTCCCCGGCGGTAAAGCGGCTAATAGCGCACGACCAACAGACGGCCCGCCGTCGATCGGCTGCCCACGCATCCAGCACCCGGACGGCCCACAGTGCACAGGCGTCAGACAACCGCTCAGCCAAGTTGTCTGGCTCGAGGCCATAGCGGAGCCCTTCCTTGGCAAGAAATTCTAGCAATTTCATTCGGAGAGCTTCATTGTTCGCCATGTGTAGAGCCTAACTCCGCGCGGACGTCCGCGCAATGGGTATTTACGTGTCGCCCTCACAATTTCTCAACTCGTCCAGCGCCTCAGCAAACCCGCACGCCTCCGCGCGCAGTTTGATTGCCGCGCGTCGCATCGCCTCGAACAGACGCCGTTGCCGTGCGAGCTCGCGCAGCCGATCGAAATCCACCGGCCAGCCCATGCGCATGGTGTGGTCGGCGCCGTCCATCATCTCGTGCAACTCCACCGAGCTTAGCAGCCGGTACGCCACGCTGTGCCGGTCCGGCCCGTGCGCGAGCGTGTAGAGCCGCCCCTGAGAGCGGAGTAGCGCGGCCACCGTTGGCAGACACGCCCCGGCTCCGAGCTCGGAGACGGCACGGAATACGGTGCGGTGCTGCTGCGCGTGGAAATCGTGCTCGCTCACCCACGGCGGCAGCGGATAGCCAAGGAGCGCCACGCCGATGGCGTCACGCTCGAGCTGCAGGTCGTGCGGGACGTAATCGAGTTGTGGTTCGCTGAGTGGCTGGGTGAGTGTGGCGTTCATTCGGCCGAGCCTCGTGGCTTGGCCTCGCTGACCATGTGCAGCGCGCTGATTATCCGCTCCAGGCTGACCTCGTCCAGCCCTTCTGGGAGTGGGTACCAAGCGCTCTCCCCAAAAGCAGAGACGTCCATCGAGTCATAATTGCCAGCTGTGGTGAAATTGATCGACAGTTCAACTGTTACCTTCATTTTGACCCCTCCATTTTTGCCCTCTCGAGCAACGCCTCAGCCTCAGCCAGCCCATCCGGACAGTGCGCGCGCGTCAGCTCTACCATCTCAGTCCGGATGCGGATGAGCTCGGTGCTCCGGGGCAGTTCGCCGGAGCGGAGCAGCGCCTCGTGGGCCGGGTCGAAGTCAGGCAGCGCGGACGCAGCCGGTCTCATTTGCTTTTCTCCTGCGGCGCCAGCCCAGCCGCGACCACAGCCGCCGTTACCACCTGCAGCTTGCGCCCCTGTTCTTCCGCCAGGCGTCGCAGCGCTACCACGAGCTGCTTTGGCAGCTTCACCGACAACTGAACCAACTCTTCGTGCTTCTTTCGAACCATGCCGCATCCTGCCACGGCAAGAATCGACATGCAAACACTTTCTAAAACTTGACAGTTGCCGGCTCGGGGGGCATGCTCCTCTCCCATGACGCAACCCTACTGGACCGAGGAAGCCGCCGAAGCCATCAACGTCGTGACCTGCCAGGGGCGAGCCGCACTGGACCTGCTAGACGAGTGGCTCAGCCGGGACAGCGGCCGCCGCGTGGACCGGATGGCGCTGATCGATGGCCGGTTTGTCGTGGAACTACGCAGCGCATCCGGCTCGTACGAGAGCACCACGCAGGTCATGCTCGACGCAGCCATCCGCACCTGTCTGATGATCGCCATGATGGAAGGTGAGCGCTGATGTCCGCCGCACGCGCCTACTCGCTGCCCTACCGCGTTTGCTACGGGCAGTACGGGTACTACCACGCCGATTTCACCACCTGGGAGCTGGCCCTCGCGTTTGCGCGCGACTTGCGCACCAAGCACAGCGCGGACCCGTGGTTTGACGTCAGCCTCTACAACACCGACCTGATGGACGGCGCGCCGGACGCGCGTAACCCTACCGGGTTGACTGACGAGCAAAAAGACGAATGGGGGTTTGAATGAGCACGACCGTCAAGCTCAGCACCATCGTAGCTGGCCACCGCTTCATGTGGTGTGGCGTTCTCTTCGAGGCAACGCACGAGACCACGGAATTCGAAGGCCGTCTGCATCGGCGCGTGATCTACAGGAGCGCATCGGGTACCGGTCAGTTCCAGCCCGGCGACAAGGGGCTGATGCCGGTGGATGAAGAGGTTTATCCGTGCAGGGGTATGACCTCGGAGGTGGTGGCATGATCGCCTGGCTCGCATGGGCGGTCGAAACGCTCTGGTACGTGGTGACGGGATGACCGCGCCGGGCCCAAACCTGGAGGCTGCGCTAGCAGCGAGCGTGAGATTTTACCAACAAAGAAAGCGGAACAATGGCGCACTGGAAAAGCATGATGGATCGGGACTACCTGTTTGCGTTCGACCTGCAGGGGAGGGACTGCACTGTGACGATCGCGCGAGTGACGGGCGGGGAAATCAAGGGAACGGGCGGCAAAAAAAGCAAGAAGCCGCTTTGCTACTTTCGCGAGAGCAAGGACGGGCGCCCGCTGGGGCTCAACTCGACGAACTGCAAGGCGATCGCAGCGATGTACGGGAACGACACGGCGGGGTGGATCGGCAAGCGCATCACCATCTACCCGACGACGACGAATTTCGGCGGGGAGACGGTGGACTGCATCCGCGTGCGACCGGGCGTGCCGAACGAGCGAACCAAGCCGGGCGAGCTCGCAACGGCGCCGCAGGAAGAGCCCGAGCAAGCCTCCATCGCGGACCGACAACCTGGCGAGGACGACCTTTGATGCTGGCCCCGGTCCATTTCAGCACGCTCAAGCACATCGCGCAGTCGCCGGCGCACTACCTCTATCACGCCACGCACGAGCCGCCGCAGTCGGCCGCGTTCGCGCTTGGGTCCGCGGTGGACGCGCTGCTTATCGGTGAGCCAGAGCGCGTTGTTTGCTGCTCTGCTCGGCGCGGAACGAAGGAGCACGCGAAATTCACCGATGGCGCGCCGGAGAACGCTTTGGTCCTGAACGCAACGGAGTACGCCAAGGCTTGCTCAATGGCTGAGGCGGTCACGCGTAACAGGCAGGCGGTGGAGCTGCTGACTGGCGAGCGACAGCGCTACGTCGAGTGGAGTTGGCTCGGACGCCATGCTGCAGGGACGCCTGACGTGTTCACGCTCGAGCACCTCACAGAGCTAAAAACAGGGCGAACGGCGCACCCTGAGCGGTTCATGTCGTCGGCGCGCTGGTACGGCTACCACGCGCAGCTTGCCTGGTACCGGCGCGCGCTGATAGAATGCGGTTACGGTACGCCCGCATCGTACTGGATCGTCGCCGTCGAGTCCTCCCCGCCGTTCCCTGTGACGGTTTTCCGCCTGACTGACAACGCGATTGATATGGGTGAGCGGGCGTGCCGCGCGTGGCTGGAACGGCTGCTCGTGTGCGAACAGAGCGACATGTGGCCGGCATACACCGATGCGGTTGTACCGTTCGATGTGGCCGACGATGCTGCATGCACGCTGACGATTGATGGTGAGGAATTTGAGGTGGAGCCGTGAGCGAGATGACGTTGGATCTTGGTGACCTGTCAGCGGAACCGAATCGAGAGACCGCCCGATGAGTAACATTACTGAGCTGCTGCTCTGGGTCACTTGCTCCGACTGCGGCAAGAAGCGGCGCTGTCTGTTGAGCTGCTTCGTCTGCCGCTACTGCCTCGGGCTCAACGGCCACATCGGCGAGGTGACTCAGCAGCAACAAGAGCAAGCGCTCGCAAAGGCAACGGAGACCACCCGATGAGCGACGACAAGAAGACTGAGGCGATTGAGTGGAGCCGTGGCATTCACCGCGTTCGGTTAGAGGTGCGCAGCTACGCGACGGAACATGGAGAGCCGGCCACGCCCGCTGATCTCGCCGCCGCCGGGTACATCAGCCTAGACGAGGCCGACGCCAGTAAGGCCGCCGCTGAGGCTGAATGGTCCAGGTCGGAGTCAGCCTGGGCAGACCGCGCTATAGCGGCCGAACGCCAGCTTGCCGAAGTCACCGCTGAGCGCGACCGCGCCCGCGCCGAGCTTGGCGAGATATGCGTAGCAGCGACAGTGCGCCCAGGTGAGACCTGGATGGGGCGCGCGTCGGCATCGTGCGACGCAGTTAGCTCGATTCTGAACGAGCGCGATATGTTGGATTCGAAGCTCGCCGAAGTCACCGCGAAGCTGAAGGCGGCGGAGGCGGAGGCCATGGGTCTGCGCTGCTCCAACGGTTACGAGCTTGTTGAGGAGCTAACCGCGAAGCTGAAGGCGGCGGAGGGGCGAGCAAACTCTTGGGAAATCGAGGCTCGGTCGCTCGCGGCAGACGTAATTCGTGCCGAAGAGCACGGTCGCCTAGGTGATCGCGACAGGTCTATGGTTAGCGCCGCTCGGCGCCTCAAGGGCACCCCAGCCTCCCCACCGTCGCCAGCGCAAGCGGAGCCGATTCAGGCCAAGTGCGCGTACCTCCCGTGCCAAAACCGTCCGCTTCCCGGCTCGCGCCGCTGCTACGACCACCAGCCGGAGCGCTGCCCCCAGCCACAGCAGCCAGTGCATGTGCATGACCTAAAGACAACACGTTTGGGCTGTTGGTGCCTGCGGTGCAAACCACAGCCAGGCGTCACGCGTACGATGGTCGTCTGTCTAGTCTGCTACAACAAGCGCTGCCCCAAGGCCGAGTGGCACGGGTTCGCCTGTACCGGCAGCAATGAGCCAGGGCAGGTCGGCACGCCAGAGCCCGCCTCCCTACCGTCGCCACCAGCCGCACACGGCACTCCGCTCACGGTGGAGATGATGGTGAAGGCGCTACGGGAACTCGGCACTGATGAGACGTTTGACGATTTAGCCGACGAGCTAGAGCGCGCGCAGAAGGGAGACGGGTGATGTTGGACCTGACCACACACTGCGCCCTCTGTGGCGACAAGCACCCGGAGGTCAGTGGTGTTCCTTGGTGGGAGCGGACATGGGATGGTGATGCCATTGATGGCGTCCACAGCGGGCGCCCTGATCGACCTGAGCTGATGTGCCGCTGCTCTATCCCAGCGCCCGCAGGACAGCGACAGCAGCAGCGACGGCAAGGACAGCGATAGCAAACCCTAGCGCCTTGGGCGGGATGCCCTTCGCGCCCACCTTGACGTTATCGCCGATGCCGACCGTCACCTCGGAGTTGCTGTCGAACTCCTCGCGGTAAGCCGGCAAGTCACGCGCAATCGGCACCCTGTCGAGTTTGGCTTGCGTGCGACGGTGTGCCCTGGCGTATTTCTCCCGGTAGCGGTCGCCGCGCGCCTGGCCTTCGCGATTGCTATCGTTGACCATTCCGTGCCCCGCCGTTTGCTTCCAGCAGTTGGAGACGCCTGTCCACGTCGCGCACGCCCGACTGTTGCTTGGCGGCGTCTTGGACGTAGCGACCGAAGCGCTCGTTCAGGTCGTGCATCGAGTCGAACAGCGCGCCCAGCTTGCCGGTGTAAGCCACTACGGTCTCTCCGAGCTGCTCCACGGCGCGTTTCAGCTCATCGACGTTGCTAAGCGCGCCAGCCAGTCGCTCCCCAGTGATGGATAGCTCAGTTACGGCCGTCGCCATGTCCGCGATGTCCTCGCCGAACATCTTCTGTGTGGCCAGCAGCGATTCGGCCACCTCGCGCAACGTGCTCGTTGATTCTTGCTCGGTCATGACAGCAGCTTCTCCCAAGTCTTTGCGCCCACGATTCCGTCGGCGGTCAGCCCGTGGTCGGCCTGGAACTTGCGCACCGCCACGTCCGTCTTTGGCCCAAAGTGCCCGTCAACCACCAGCTCCGCGCCCTTCGCGTTGAGCGCGCGTTGCAAGTCCATCCCGGCCGACGTGAAGCAGTGCCCAATCCACACCGTGGGGTGCTTCGGCGGCAACGGGTCGGTGTCGCGCGCTTCGTCAGGCAGCAAGGGGCCAATGGAATAGACGGTCACCTCATCCTTGCGAAAGCGCTGCTCCTTCACGCCCGGGGTGTTGCCGCCGATGCCGTGGAGCCACCCGTCATACTCGTACTTGAACACCCAGTGGTGGGCGAAGGGGTGGTGCTTCACGCCGATATCGCCCCGTGAAGGCGTCCTGGTTGGCTTGAGACGCGCCGGACCGATGAAGCCGACGCCGTCCTTCCAGTGCACGTCCTGAGCGATGCCAGCGGCGCGCAGACACCACAGCGCGAAGCCGCCGCACCATTCTTTGCTCTTGGCGTAGAGGCGCACCTGCGCGTCGGACCACTCAGGAGGCAGCACGTCGCGCCAGTACTGGTAGACTCGCTCGGAGCCCTTAGCCTGCGCGCCTATCTCAGCCTCGGCAATCTCGACGATGCGGTCGCGAATCACGGCACACAGCCAGTCGGCGAGACGACGCGCTCGCAATACTCCTTGGCGCCCTTGTCCCAAGTCACGTCAGGCGAATTCAGTGCCGTTTTGCACGCCAGAAACGCTGCATCCAAGGCGGTTTGGATTGCCAGTTCCTTCCGCTCCAGAGCGGTCTGCGCGCAGCTTGTGGCAAGCAGGCATAGGCAGCAAACCAGAGCAGCCCGCGCATTCACGACTGCCCCCGCTCGTGAAGCATGTACTCCGGCATAGGTCCGCATTCGCTCCCGTCCGGAGCCAATAGGACCCATTCCTGGCCGCGTGGGCCGGTTGAGCATCGAACCGCTGTGTGGACGAAATGATGCACGCTATCAGCCTCCCCGGGGGGCCTGACAGTCACCCGCATTCCTGCGGCAATTCGGCTCACAGCCCCTCTGACTTTCCGAGCGTAAGCCCCAGCGCCGTGAGCACCTCGCCGACTTGGCGCACGGCCATGGCGTACTGCGGGAGGAACAGCGACGCGACGAGCGACGCAATGCCGAGCACGAGTGAGCCGGTGCGGGCTACGTTTTTGGGGACTGGACCGGTGGGGATTCTGATCATGTTGTTTCTTTCTCTTCTCAGAAGTCAGGGAGCGCAATATTCGTACTGCGGGTGGGGTTCGCGGCGTGCACGGCCATGGTCGAGGTGATTACCTGAGCCTTAGAGCCGAAAATCAAGTACTTGTTCAGTCGACGCACGCCCGGGGTGATGTTCGCCGACTCTTCGCGGGCGCGAATGAAAAAATTATTGAGTCCAGCTGTGAAGATTTGCTGCGCGTAGCCGGTGCTACCCCACTCGCCGAATGGCTCATAGACGCACATGGCCTTGGTTCCGTCGGCCGAGCTCGCCAGCATCACCTTACCATCGGCGGCAAGCGACTTGGCCGGGAAACCCGCGTAGGCAGTGACAGCCCCCGTTGCCGGATCGAGCAGCTCGATCACATCGAGCACCGCTTGCGTCGCGTACACCGAGCAGCCAACAAGGTCGAGCTGCTGCATCCCCGTGTAGAGCGGGACATTTGCCACGTACGTGTCTGAAAGAAACTGGATTATGTGATCGTCGCCGTTCCAGCCCCAGACCGTGTCCTGCACCACCGGCATGTCAGACGCGACAAGGCGGTCATTCAGCCCCGGAAAAGTTGCTGTGACCTGATACGGCCTATCCCAGTAAGCGCCAAGCGTTTTGCGTACCAGGCGCCTCCCGTCCGCCGATAGAGCGCGGTAGGTGTTGTTCGACGTGCCTGTCACGACTGTTGAGCCGTCGCCCGCGTTCCCGCCCTCGGTGGGCGAGCACGCGTTGCTTGAGACGAGGTAACCCGTCGGCAATATATTGTGAGCCCACTGGATGCCTTGCCCGTGGCTGAGCGGGGTATCAACCCAATTGACTCCGTTGACCGTGAATCGGTAGAAGCCGCAGCCTTTATAGCCGTCCGCCACCATTGAGCATGCGACGCCGTCCACCGTGGCCGACAGCGTGACGAACTGGCTCAATTGCGGCGCGGGGTCCGTTGAGATCGTGCCGACTTTTACACTGAGCCCAGAGCGCAGGCTGTTCGCCATCGTCATAGCGCTGCCCTCACTGCTGCCGCATCCGTGGCGCCGAGCTTCGCGTTGTAACCAGCCACCGTAGCAACGCGCCCGATGGCAAATGCTGTTGCCGCGTTGCCACCGAGCTTTACGCCGCCCAACGTGGCGCGGTTCGACGTGACGGTTCCGCTCCAGGTCCCGGTCGCGATTTCGAATCCGTCGACGCGCGCGATCATGGTCGTGCCGTCGTATTCGATCTCGAAGATGTGTGGAGAAAGGTCCGGCTTCACCGCAGCAAAGCCGTCGGTGCCGTCGGAGTCGTAGCGCTGCGTCGTCGGGGTGCTGTTGATATCGGTCCATGGGTCGAAGTTCGAGGCCTTACGCTGGACGCCCCAAGCGCTCGGCGGCGTCGCGGTAGAGCCTGTTACCACCCAGTCGAGGATATGAGCCGAGGTGCTTGTCTGGCTCATGAAGCCGAACAAAGCGAACACGGACGCCGTGCTCGGTAGCGTCGTCATCTCGTAGAGAATGAACAGGTGAAACGGCGTCGCGTTGCCGGCGACAAGGTTAGCGATGGTCCCTTGGTTGCCCAGCAGTGCCGGCGCCAGGAGCACCGATGCGCGATCAATCCCGCCCTGAAAGCTGTGTGCCTCGTAGACTGGGCCAGCGGATGCCGTGACGGTGGAGTTGTCCCAGCGGTGGCCTGCTGCGCCAGATGTTCCGTACTTCGGCTCCCACTCTTTGACGACAGCTTGAAACGTGTTGTCGGCGTTGAACGTGCCTGAAAGGTTCGCGGTGATGCCCGACGTCCCAAGATCCAACGTGGCCCCCGCCGCAACGTTTTCCGCATAGCGATTGGCGCCGTTTTCGTCGAACGCATACCAAATCCGCAATGCGCCGCCTGGCGCGCCTGCCACCTCCACGCCAATCTTGATCGGGAGCGCCTGATTAAGTGCCCCCGAGAGCGTGATGGTTGGCGATCCGGTTGCCGTCCCGACGCGGAACGTTGCCGTGTCGAGCGTGATTCCCGACTCGGCCTCGTGCCAAAACACCAGGTTTGCGGCCCCTGGTAGCAGCGTGAGGTCACTTGTCGGCGGCACGCTACTGGCCGCAGCGATGCCAGGCGGCAGAGGGCGCCCCTGATGCACAGACATTCTGCTAAGTGCGCCGATCCGCCTCATCAGGTGAGAACCCCCGCCCCATAACGCGCGCTGGCATACGCATCCAGATCGGTCTGCTCGGCCCCTGTTAGCAGGTCATTTGTGATGACGATTTCCGCGTATCTGCCCGCGCACCAAAGTGACGGGACAGAGCTAGCGAACACGCGAAACCCGGTACCGGCGTTGTTTCCCGTGTTGGTTCCGGTGACGCTAACCGAGCCTATTTTTAGGTAATCCGATGTGCTGCCAGTTGAGCCAGCCTCCAGCCGCTTGGCCGCACCGACAGCCATCCCGCCATTAGCTGGCCCGAGCACGCCGTTGAACAATTTGAATTGCGGTGATACGCCGTCCTGACGGACCTGGAAACGCCCGGCCGTGGCATCGGCAAAGAGCATTTCCGTGATGGTCCATGAATCCTGGTAGACGATCGCCCAGGTCACCGTTGGATTCGTGGTCAAGGGTGCGCCGCGCGCCAACGTAGATACCAGTAGGTCGTCGACGCCATCTCCCTGAATGCTCGGCTGCCCATTGAACGCAGCGTCGGACGCGTTGTAGGCCGGCTGAGCTCCGGCTGTCCCCTGCGTCAGGTTGACGCCGCCGACCTGGTCCGTGTGGGAGCTCACGCCAGTACCTAGCGTCACACCCAGGTCCGAGCGCCACCAGGCGACGGCTTTCGCTCCAAGGATTGTGACCGGTGTAGCAGACGGGCCAGCAGAAGCGGCCGCCACGCCAGGCGGCAGCAGGCCGCCAGCGTGTGTCCAGCGCCGGCTCTGAATGCCCGCACGCCGCATCAGAACCCCGGCGGCTTGAGCTGGCCGACGCCTTGCGTGCTGTCGACGCTGCTGCGGTAGATGTGAAGCATGGCCGTCGCAACGCCCGAGAGCGGCAGCTTGGCGTGTAGCACCGCGCCCGTGCCGTAGTTGACCTGGGTGGCGTAGCCTGTCCCGAGCTCACGGCCACCGAGTAGCCTAAACGGCAGCTGTTGGCCGTCTGGAATGGGCCAGCACACCCCGACACCCTTACCTTGTTCCTGCTCGTTGATGGTGCCGATGCTGTTCGCTGCGGCGCTCACGTAGATTTTCCCGCCGTCAGCCTGCATGGTGAAGAAATTCCCAGCACCGACATTGCCGAAATAGTCCGACAGCACGATCGCTTGGCTCGTCTGCGTGACGATAATTGCCGCCTGTGCAGCGATGCCCGTCGTGTTCCGGTAAGGCGGGATGAGGTTGTAGGCTTGGAGCTCGATGGACGATGACATGGCGTTACCCTTGCTGCCCGGATAGGCGTTGAGTGAAGGTCGGTTCGCTGCCGGGTAGCTGGAGTTTGCCGCCTGGGCTTGGCGGCGGGTTGTTCGGCGGCGGTTGAGAAATCTGGTCGATGCGCGTTGCGAAGCCGCGATCCAACGACGACTGCAGCGCGCCGTCAAAACCGAAAAGGTTATCAAGCTGCGTGAGCATGCCGTCAGGGATGCGCTCGCGGTCCTTGTCGCCCAGCTGCGCGCTGATGACGTCGAGCAGCCCGACCTGCGCCGCCTGCTGTAGCCCCGGGTACTGCTTCCAGGCGTATTTGACCTTTTCGTAGTCGACGCTGCCGCGCGCGAAATCTTCGAACACGCTCATTGGCTCCAGCGTGGCTTCGTACATGGCCTGCGCTTTCCGCAAGTCCTGCACAGAGAGCGTCTCCCATTCCTTGCCGCGGATGTTCGGCTTGGGCTTTGGAATGTCGGCCATCAACTGCGAGAGCTTGGCCTGCATGTCCGTCGTTGCCTGCGCGTGTACGTCGGGGGGCAGCGAGGAAACAGCGCGCTGCTGCGCCTCCATCACCTCGGGCGTTGCGGCCGAAACCATCTGCGCGAGCTTCGCCACCTTGTCGCGGTAGGTGTACTGCTGCCAAGCGATGGCGCCCTTGGTCGCGTCACCAGCAACGCTGCGCCCGACTCGCTTTGCTGCAGCCGATACGCCTTTGCCGAACGCAGCCTCAGCCACGCGCCCGAGCATCGGCGACAGCGCGCGCGCGACGAGCATCCCGGGAACGCCGCCGACCATGCCGCCCACGCCCCTCGCCAGGATGTCCGAGGCGTAGCTCTCACCAATGTTGCGCCCGGCCCCGCTCAGCACGTCGAGCACCCGGCGGGCCGGCGCTCCGTCAAAGGTCACGGCCGCGTGTGCCTTCTCGGACCGCTCGAGCACCTCGCGCATGGTCGCGCTGACGGACTTGTCCGCGCCTTGTCCGCCCAGCTGCTTCCGGGCAGCGTAAGCGGCATCTAATAGAGCGTTCTGCTCAGCCACGGCGTTTGGCACGGCCCGGCTCGAGTCGGCGTGCTTGAGCGCCTCCCGGAGCGTCTTGGCATCCATGCCGGTAAGCGGCGAGTCCTGCGCCGTCATTGCGCGGTAGGCTTTCCCGGCCGATCCCCAAGCGTCGCTGCCGAGCTCGTCCGCGATGGCCTGAGCCTGGCGCCGAGCGTAGGAGGCGGTGACCGCGTCGTCGGCGCTGTCGGCGAGCTCCGTGAATTGCTGGACCAGCCGGTGCCCGAGCGCCATGGACTGCGCGGCCCCGGTCTGCTGTAGCTCGGCAGAGACTGGGAGCAGCGCCGCGCGCACTTCGCCTGGCGCCTGTTCAATCGCCTGGGTAACGCGCCCCTGCAGCCCGCCGATCGCAGCGGTACCGTCAGCATCGAACAGCAGCCGGCGCGGCACTTTGAGTTCGAAGTCGATGCTCGGCCGAGCGGCAACAAGCCGCTGCGCGTCGACCGCCAAATCCTCCGAGACGCGGTCCAGGATGGGTGTGCGGTGCAGCAGCTTTTGCACCGGATTCGGCGTTTTCGTCGCCCACGAGCCAGCATCGAAATCGCCCGCCGCTTGACTCAGCTTTTCGCCGGCCGCTCGCGATGCGCGGTCGTACGCCTGCCGAATCAGCGTTGGGTTTTCGCCGGCCGCCGCGATTTCCTTGAGCACGGCCGCGCGCTCTTTGAGCACGGTCTTGGCGGCCGCGTAAATCTCGCTGCCGCCAGCTTCGCGCACGGCGTCCGCCACGTCATCGGCGGCGGTTTTCACGTCGCCGAACACGCGGCTAAGGGTGGTGTTTTCGGCGGCTGACGCGAGCTTGCCCGGCAGCCGTGAGGCGCCGTAAACCGTGCCGGCTGCAGCGGCGCCAAACGCGGCGCCGACGGCACCAGAAACCAGCACGTCCCGGAGCGATTCGTTCTTCGAGTAGGCCTCCTGCATGCCGCCGGCGGCGCCCTCGTACGCGCCCATGCCGAGCATGCCCGGGACGGTCGCACCAACGCCGCCGGACGCGCCAGAGAGCCCGCCAGACGCCAAAGCGAGCGCCACGCCGCCGCCGATGCGCGACACGGTCGTCAGCATCGGCCATGCGCGCTCCTGCTCCTCGATGGCGTGAGCGGCGCGGTCGGCGTAGTCGATGCCCTGCTTGTTGCCGCCGGTGGCTTTACCAAACAGGAACGACGCCGCCTCCATCGCGGCCGTGCCGGAGCTGGACTGCCCCAGGTCGCGGCCGAAATCCTCCAACCCATTCCAGCCGCTGACGCTGCCGGCCGCCTCGAGCCCGCCGCCGAGTACCGCGCCAGAGCCGAGCAGAGCATCCAGGAAACCACGCCCGGCCTGGGTCGCCGCGGTCTCCAGCGCTCCCACGTCACCAACTGGCCGAGCCGCATCGAACTGGGCGACGGTCGCCCCCTGCAGGCCCGCAGGGAGCCCCACGGGGCCGCCGGGCGCCTGCACAGCCTGAGGCGCAGCAAAGCCAGGCAGCCCCTGCAATGGGGCAGGCGCGCCGCCGCCAAAGCCGGGCAGCCCTTGAAGAGGCGCGTAGGGTTGCGTCACTTGGTGACCACCGTCCCTCCAGCTTCGCCCGTGGCCTCTGCCGCCTGGAGCTTGGTCTCTGCCCGTGAGCGCAGCATCGCCACCGCGCGATTGACCTCACCCATCGTCGCGCCTGGTGCCATGCCGGCAATGAACGCGTCGCGCTCCGGCCCGGACAGTGCGCCCTGACCGCCGAGCACGGAGGAAACGGCGCCGAGCGTCTGCTGTGCGCTCGCGAAATCCTGTGCCGCTCGGCGTTCGTAGTCGTTTAGGGTGGCGCGGTCGCCAGTGCCGGCGCCGCCAAGCGAATCCAGCACGCCTGCCACCTTGCGCCCGACGATGTTCCGGTTTTCGCGAGTCGGCGGGACGTAGTCGTCCGGGTAATCACCAAGCAGGCTTTCGAGGTTCTTGGCGTCGGCTAGCGCGCTCATCGCTTGGCGCTTCTCTGGGCTCGCCGTCGGGCCCTTCGCTGTATCGCGCTGCATCTTCGCGATCTCGGCCTCGCCCTTCTGCAGCGATTGCAGCTCCTTGGCCGCGCCGAGCTGGTCTTTGACGTCCACC